TTACTCCCTGTATTTGGGATTTGCTGAGGCATTTTTACTTACTCCTGTTAAACGGTTGATGATGTGCTGTACTATTTAATAATCAGACGGTGCCGATTACTTCTTCGAAACTAACTCCAGTGCGGGTGGCAACGAAGGTCAGACCGATGAAGTTGATAGAGCGTGCAGGTTTTACAAAGATGTCGGCACGGAATTCATTCGCGTCGATCACATCAGCAGAGTTGTTGCTCTCGTCACAGACAACCAGGAAGTCTGTGATACCTCTCTTCGCTTGAACATCGCGGAGATAAGGCTCAACGATGTTGACGAAGTTTGCTCTGGTGATTGAATCGTTGAACTCAAACAGTTGAGCGCGTGCAGCTCTTTCGATTGCAGTCTCAATTGTGAGGAACAAACGACGAACGTTGATTCTGTCGAACGCAGAGGTGTAGGACAGAGCAGTCTTATCACCGAAGAGGATGATACCTTGACCAGGTGCGGCAGTTACAGGGTTGATTCTCTTGGAGTACAGGAGATCTCTCTGTGCTTGTGATGGGTTGTATGCAAGTTTAACTGCATTGTTAACCACACCACGGGTTGTTCCAGCAGGTGAGAACCATGGGAACGAATTCTGTGAGGTTCTTGCCATCATTCCAGCAACGTCAGCGTTGGTAGGAATGTAACGGAACTTGTTATTGAAACGATCGAAGGTATACTTATAACCAGAATCAAGAACTGCATAGGAAGAGGAATTAACCTGATCCATTGTTGCGATAACATTGTTTGTCTGAGTGTCACTGTTTGTCAGAGCAACATCTCCACTCAGTACGTCAGCTCTTCTTGGGGAAATAGTAGCAACGCAATCCTTTCTGTTCTCAGCAATTTGAACCAGTTTGTTAGCCTTACCAACGGTCTCATCTCTAGAAGCAAGACCAGGGCCCATGATCAGGTAGTTGATTGGATACTCTCTTTGGTTAGCGAACTGATCGTAACCTTCCATCAGGTCACCAAGAGTTGCGGAGTATGTTGGTGAGGTATAAGTACCACCATACTGTTTACCACCTTGCAGTGAGTAGGTTGATCTACCAATACCAGAGAATACGATACCTTGTGCATTTTGTCCCCAGGCAGAAGACGATGCAGTAAAGGCGGTATTTCCAGTAGAGAATCCAGTAGGTGTGCCCAGAGGAGCATAACCTGCGAAAATGTATTCAGAATTATCTGCAAGATAGTTCTTGTAGTAGATTGGAGAGTTGAACTGTTCTGCGTCCAGAGCCTTAGAAAGACCAACCCACTTCTCAAGAATTTGACCAGCGTTACCAGTCTCCTTACCCGAATCATCAACTACAACGACGTTGATTTCGTCGAATCTTGAGTTTCTTGAGTTTGCGAAAGCAGAGGTTTGTGGTTTTGGAGCAACGTTCTTCCAGAAAACTGTTCCGTTATCCAAACCTAAAGTTTGAGATTCATACCAGTCTGATGTGCTTGTTGGAGTCAGGGCTGAGTTGGTGGTGATACCAGTAACTTTCAGAACTTCCTGATCGGTAGAAGCTGCTTTGAAAATTCTGATGTAATCGTTAACATCGATTGCACCCAATGCATTGATTTGAAGATTGGTATCACTGCTGCTGCTCTGAGCAACTCTTACCGTAGTAGCTGAACCTACATTCGAAAGGATACTAATTACAGTACCGTCATTGTGTGAAGCAGCGGTTGTGCCATCAAGACCTCTAGTAGAGAATCCAACAAACTTAGTTCCCGCAACGATAGTTGCACCAACACCAATCAGTTCTCCATCGATCAGGAGAATATTGTTTGTTCCCTCGCCGATTGTTGAAATTCCAGTAACATCAGAGAGGTTTACACCTGTTGCACCAACAGAGAGTGGTTGGCCACCAGCATTATCAATCAAAATACCTGTTGAAGTACTGGTGTTGTAAAGGAAGACAGTAGCTGCAACAGCAACTGCACCAGCATTAGTTCCACCAACATCTCTAGTGACAGTAAGTGAGGTTGTTGCAGCACCAGTTGCACCAGTGATATTCAGAACTCTTGTTGTTTTGAATTCAAAAGCACCACCCTTTGTATAGTCTGCATTAGCAACTGTACCAGCAGTAGATACTTGACTTACAACCTTAACGTCGATTGAAGAAGAACCAATACCAGTGACGATACCTTTCAGATGACCATTCAGTGTCAGTGAAGTACCGATGCCACCAACTTGAACACCACCAAATGTCTGAGTTACCGCAGCACCGACTACGATACCAGCTGTTGTAATACCAGTAAGAGTTTGGTCAGCTCTTGCGTCAATTACACAAACTTTGAGATCGTTTGCCCAAGTACCAGGGTTCTTTGCCGCCCAATACCAAGTTGTTGCAGAACTATAGGAGTTATAGTAATCTTCTACGTTTTTAATTTTGAGGTTTGTTACCGATGAACCAGCACCAGTGGCTACGGCTGCGTTGGCGTTTACCAGACTAGATCCATCCGTTCTTACAACTCTAAGAACGCCACCGTAGGAGAGATAAGACGAAGCACTCATCCAGTATTCATACTGGGAACTCGTCTCTTGTGGCTCACCAAAGGTTTCTACCAGATCTTTTTCATTTTCAATAAGAACTGGCTCATTGATAGGACCTTTTGTAAAAGGACCTGCGATGGCGCCAGTCTGGTCACTTACGCCAGTAATTCCACCACGGGTAAGGTCAACTTCCCTTACTTTAATTCCAGGAGATACTAAGCCTAAACCAGCCATCTGATTTCCTCTAGAAGTTTCAGTTTATTTCTAAATTTATTTATTGATAGCAAGCTTTTCAAATGGGGAAATAGGACGTGAACACTACCAATCTGGATATTCCCACCTATCAAACACTCTGTTTGTCATCCTACTCACAACAATTCTCTTCTTGGTGCAATCCTTGCACTCATAAGAATATGCGGATGGATATGAACCTCTATCTTTTCTTGTAAGGTAAAAATCATCCAAAAGATTTTTTCTTTCACGGCAAACCCTACATGTTCTTTCAACAAACAATAGATGTTCTAGATCAAACTTGTCATCAAGATTCATTAGTAATACTCCCACATGTAACTCATGTCACCATAAGTTGAATTGAGATCCGTCATATCAGCTTTCTTCCACAAGGTTCCATCATCACCCTGAATTATTTCATCGTCAAGACCATCACTGATGAAACCAAATGGAGCCATGTCCTGCTCGATCTGATCTCTCTGATCTTCATACAATCTCTTACGAACGTCCTGATCAGTCAGTTCTTTAAAATAGTCCTGTGCAACCAACCAGGCATAAATGACAAGACACATTGCAAGGTCATCATTACATCCATCCTCAGCTTCAAATGAATTTCTCTTGTGGATGAATGTAGTAAGTTCTGATATAATATCGTAGTCTTTGAAGAGAACTTTGTCCGCCTCAATCATTGTCTTGAGGTTAGAACACCCCACCGCTTTTACAGCCTTGGACATCTTGAGACCCAACTGAGTTTTCTTTCCAGAAAAACCCTGACCCACAATCTGTCCAGCCCTACCTCTCATCGAACACTGAAGTAAGTTTGGATATTCAAGATCGTAGTTTAGAATAGATGCAACCTGATCACCAATATCATTGACTTCACATAATACCCATGCATTGTTGTATGATTTTACCGCCTCATAAATGATTGACGGGAACAACATGGGTTTGATTTCGTTATTCTTATATTTTGCAACTACTCTATGTGGATATTCTGTGATATCCACAACAACAAATGCAGAGTAGTCATTACCTCCACCTCTGGCTACGTCAACGGTACAAACGTAGTCATGATTATCAATTGGTTTTTCGTATATTTCTAGTCCATTGCCTGATTGGATTGGTCTGTCATAGACCATGGCTCTGAGTTTGGCTGGATTGATGAGAGTATCGACTGATCCAAGGAACTCACACTCAAACTCAACCTTGAACTGGTTTTCTGAAGTGTTCTTGATTGTTTGTTCTCGCCACTTCTCATCACGGCCTGGAACTTCTGACCAGTGAACCGAAGTTGGAACATATTCATTTTGACTCCTCTCAGCATCATGCCACATTCTGTAAAAATGGTTCATGCCGTGAGGCGTTGAAACCATGATTACTTTTGTGCTTTTACCAGAAGTAATAGTAGGATAAACAGAGGCAAAGAACGAGTCAGCAATGTGATTTGGGACGAACGCGAACTCGTCGAGAAAGAGGATGTTGAACGACATACCTCGGACAGCACTCGCAGACGTAGAAGCTGCCAATACCTTACTGCCATTCTCGAGCTCCATCGATCCTTTGTTCCATGCTATGATACCCTGTTGCATCCATTTTGGCAGGTTCTCATATGCGAGTTGTAACCTACTGAGGAGTTCCCTCGCGGTTGACGCTTTGTTGGCAAGAATACCAACGTTCACACTGTCGTTGAAGACAATGTAGTGAAGTAAGTATGATACCGACGTGGTTGACTTACCAGTCTGTCGGGGCATCATACAGATGTTAAATCTGTTCTTATGAAATCGACTGATTAACTTCTCTTGAAACTTGTAAGGTTCAAAAGGAACAAGACCTTCATCCAGAGAAACGATACGAATATAATTTCGCGCAAAGTAAACAGGATCGTCTTTACACTTAATAAATTCTTCAATCTGGTCTTTGGTGAACTCAATGGCGGTGTTAGCCTTCTTGAGGTTCGGGTTACCAAGGTATACCTCACTCATCTAACTCATCATACGCTAGCTTAAGTATGTAGTAAACACACCATGCGGTGAATGCCAAACCACAACACAAAAGAATGATCACACTCCAAGTTGGATCATTCAGATTCTGGTGGGGTCTTAGTATGAGTTCCATCAAAAGGTGCCCAATGTTCCCACTTATACTTATGCACTGCCCACATTCCTAAAATGGGAACAACGATAAGTGCATAACAAAGAGTTCCTAAAAATATGTTGTTGTTTAATGCAGCTGCCGCGAAGTGTCCCATAGTTGTCTGAAGTATCTGTCTACGTGGTTTAAACAGTCTAGTGGTGCCGTTTGTTCTGTAAATGACCAATCATAACAAAAGTCAATCATGTCGCAAGTAACATGACTGACTCCATATATTCTTGAAAAAGATGATACTGCGAAATGAAACCGTTGTCTAGTGTGCGGTTCCATTCCCCTTATAGTGTTCGGATTCATAGTAGCTTCCCTTCTTTGAACCGAAATAAATTGTAGTTAATACAAATGGGATGGCAACGATTGCAAGTGCCTTTCCTAACAGATGTTCCATTATTGGTCTATCCCAAGTTCCTTTAAGTAGTCTATCCACCATTGGGGGTCTCTCTGCATTCTCCATCGGGGAACCTCCATTCCTTTGTTGAAGTAATATTCCCAGAGAGCTTCATCTATAGTCTGTTTTACTTCCATATTCCTCGTCCTCCTCATTAACGTCTCCATACGGATTTTCCAAATAGGGTCCGTGTGGTTTTCTGGATTCATCTCTGACATAGGTTCTTTCAGATTCGATACTTGCAATCCATACTGAGAGTTTCATTACTATGTAGATGATACCCAGTGGTAAAAAACAAGCAATGAGGATGAGTGGTTTCATTTGTCCTTTAGCAACTCTTCTATTCTGCGACGCATATCTTCAGTTTTTTTAGTCTCACGTTCACAATGTCTGTAACCATGTTGCCCTCTCAGGATCATTGTTCCCTGATAGAACATTGTGGCTGCAAAGACCAACAATAAAACAATACCGATTATTTCAGGGTAATGTTGAGCCATGGTAGGACAGGAGGAATAGCCCCGATAAGTCTTAAAAGTCCCTCAGCAAATAAAGCAAGAACCACCCAACCAACGCACATGCTAATGATAGAAGCATTACGGTTGTGTTGTCGTATTGCTGCATCAATCATCTCCTGAACTTCTTCTTTAGTTACTGGTTCCATCATCAATACTCATGTTGTCTAAGTCTTCTAATCTTTTTTTCCAAGTGTCACCACCATCCATACCA